TTTTTTCTGTCCTTTTTCTTTTTTTGGGTGTTCTTTGTTTTAAATTTGCCCGGGTACTTCGACGAGCAGATGGCCGAACTTGAGGAGCGTCGCAAAGCGCTTGATGATGCCCTCGGTGGGGGTTCGAAGGATGACAAAACGCCACCCGAAGAGCCTACGAAAGACGACAAGGAGAGTAAGGGAATCAAGGACAAGCTGGCGCATTTTTTCGGTTTAGCCCCAGGGGAGACTCCTCTCGGGGCGGACAACGACTTCTGATCAACGAGCTCTACTATGGTTGTCCCTGCGCCTCTTGCTCATCCATAAGCAACTCCACTCCACCAGAGGCGGTATTCTCCCCTGATGTACTGGAGGGCTTCCTACACAAGATATACGACGGGTTTGATGTCTCTAACGACATCGAGCCAACAGCGTGGAGGGAGGTGCTGCGCATTATGAATTCTGGGGCTGTGCAAGGGCTCTCCGAGAGCATAAACCCACCGACCCACGAGGAAGGCTTCTTGCGCAGCATCCGCCACTCCAACGAGGTATTCTCCGTATTCAAGACCCACGCAATGGGAACAAAGATGGCGGAGCGACTCATCGGGGAGGACGGGAAGCTCCGCTCCTTCGAGGAGTGGCGCAAGGCTGTTGCGCCCATCGCTCGCCATCAGGTAGGCTCGTGGCTACGCACCGAGTACGACACCGCTGTCATACGTGCTCATCAGGCGGCTGACTGGCTCGAGTTCGAAGCCAATAAGGACATCTTCCCCAACCTGCAGTGGATGCCTACCACGTCGGTATCTCCCGAGTCAAGCCATCAGGTGTTCTGGTCAAAGCCCGTCATCCTCCCCGTGGATGATCCCTTCTGGCAAGAGCATCGACCAGGTGACAGATGGAACTGCAAGTGCTCCCTTGATGCCACCGATGCTGACGTGCAACGGCTCGACACCGAAGAGCGCAAGGAGGCTGCAAAGCCAGAGCATCAGGCACAGCGCGGACTTGAAGGGAACCCCGCCTATAAGGGGCTCATCACGGATAAGCACCCTTACTATCCCGAGAGCTGCTCCAAGTGCCCGTTCTACTCCTCCAAGGGCATTAAGGGCTGGGTGCGCAAGCACCTCTCTAATCGAGTCAAGGACTGCCATAATTGCCCTTATGTAGACAAGGTGATACACGAGACTTCTGCCAAGCCTCCTCTATCTGAAACCTACACAGAGGTTGAGGGGTATGAGGGGAAGATTTACGTAAGTCCGCATCATCTAAAGACGGAGCTTGATGAAAATGTACGTGTAGCAAAGATCTTGACAGAGGTACTAGGTGAGAAGGTTTACCTACTCCCATATGTAGATCCCTCTGACAAGGACGCAAAAAGCAGAAGAGCTATTCTTCATCCGCCTGGCGTTGTTGAGAGGAAAAACCCCGACTACTTGATTGGAGGTAGACTATTTGATGCAAAGGTGATGAAGGATAAACCCGAAATACTTGATGCTGAACAGCAGAAGGGGAAGCTCCACAATAAGATCTCTGCTGCAAAGGAGCAGGCTACGCACTTCGCTATCGAGATACCGTCCAATTATGACATGAAAGTCGTCACAGCCTATGTCAATAATTACCTCGAGAGAAGCTCAAAGGAGAGAATCATAGTCATCATCCACAAAGGCAAGGCACATGTCTTCGAAACTAAAAAAGGGAAGCCATGAGGCTTCCCTTAGGGGGGTTCCAGTCGCTGATTACTCAACGGCTAGATCCAAAACAAAGATAGTCATTAATTTTTACAATGCAATCTGCTAAACTCCTTAAAGTCATTACCCGACTCACCGCAGAGTATGAGAAGGAGATCAATGTAGTCTTACCTCGCAAGGTTGCGGTCCTGGCGAAGCAACACTACAAGGCTAACTTCCGACAGTCGGGTTTCGTCGATGGAGGCTTGCGTCCATGGCAGCGTGCCCAGCGAGAGGGAGGGTCAAGCACCTCAGCTCAGTACCGCACGCTCACCTCCGCACGCAACCACTTAATGAGTAGCATTGAAGCTGTGCCGAGTAGAGCTTCTGTACTGGTTTACAACCCCGTCCCTTATGCCCGCATACACAATGAGGGCGGTATGCTTATCTCTAACCCCACTGTCACGCCCAAAATGCGCAAGTGGTTTTGGGCGCAGTACTACCACGCTGGGGGAGACAAGGGAGGAGAGGCTGCCGAGAAGTGGAAGCGCATAGCATTAGGCGCACGCGACAAGCTGATGATCAAGGTACGTATGCCTAAGCGACAGTTCATCGGCGAGAGTAAGGAGCTACGCGAGCGTATCAACGAAGAGATCATCAAGAGTATTAACAAGGTTAGCGATAACGCACTCAAGGAATAACTATGGAGTATTTAATTCTGCCCATCATACAGCATATTTCTATTGGTATGCCAGAGCTAATGGTAGTAGACGAAGACTATGGACAGCTGGAGGTTGTAGATGACGAAGGTAAGCTCATGTATGAGCTCACATACCCCGCAGTCCTTGTTGATCTAGAGCAGGTCGACTGGAGTGAAATACAAGGGGGGAGCCAGTTCGGAGAAGCACGCATCAAGGCGCGCTTACTTATCGACTGCTATGAGGACACCCACGTCGGTAGTGGCACAGAGATGTTCATCCAACAGCGCGAGGAGATGCGCGCACGCATGCATCAACTCCTCCAGGGTTTCCATCCGTCGGGAAGTGCGGGGTCAGGGCTAGTCCGAATAGAAAGCAAGTTCTACACGTTTGATCATGGCATTAAGGTCTACCAGGAGACCTACACGTGTCGGGTGTCAGAGGTTATCACTCGACAAACAACTCCCCCAAGCTCTCCTGTGAGGATTGCGCTCGAGACTTCCATCGAGAGACCCTAAAGCCTGTAAACTCCTTCTTGCACTCCTTAGGCTCATCCTCCTCTCGGATGCATGAGCGCAGCACATCAAGCACCGTGAACTCCGAGATGTAATACTTCTCGGAGAGCATGGTGATGATTGCCGAGTAGCGCAGCTTCTTCACATCCATAAGGTGACGGTAGTCCTTATAGAGGTCACGATTTCGGCGCTCTATGAGCTCTTTACTTCGACCCTTGGGCATATTACTGATGTGGTGGGGATTATCTACCACAAAGATACCTCCAATATACCTCTCACAGCAAATAATTGAGGGGGCGTGCAGCTGTTGCCACACGCCCCCTCAATCGTTGTAGACCTGCTTAGTAGTCGGGGTGAGCTCTTAGCAGGCGCATCGTCTCGTACCAGCCAGGGAAGCCACCGAGGTTCTTATCGTCGATGTAGACATTGGCGTAGACCTTTTTCCCGCCATCGCCATAGATCGCGAGGTTCTCAGGCTCGTGGTCATTCACTCGGTCAAATGGTATGCCCTCCTCCAGGAGCCAGTTGATCGCGTTGACAAGCAGCTCTCCTGTTCTGCAAGTCCAGATGATGATGTAGTGCCCCTTCTCGCGGAGCTCTTCGAGGCTCTTTTTCGCCCCTGGCATCACACCCCCGATATTGGGGTAGGCACTCTCACAGAGTGTGCCGTCGAAGTCAACAGCTATAATCATACGTCCATCTCTTTAGGTGCGACATACTGATACACATCGAGGATGCCGAGGTCTGCGATGCTTACGATCTCATACGAGGAGAGGCTCTCGCTGAGGTGAGACTCCAGCAGTGTCGCTGCCGAGAGTAAGGAGTCCTCTCTGACCACCATTGCCACGGAGGTCTTACGCTCCTGCCCCGAGCTCGCATCCAGCGTGATCAAGTTGACCTTCCCGCGGTAGTAGTTGCTACCGTTGTTGCTGATCAGCATATCTGCCAATCTCATCGGGCGGATGTTCACCACTTCGAGCACCCCGCACGAAACGAAGGGTGTTACCTCCTTGATGATACGCTCCTCAGCCTCCGTGAAGGAGAGGGCATCCACTAGATAACTTTCAGAGACCTTTCTAAGTCCCATCTCGTCGCCCTGACGTTCATAGGCGACGGTACACAAATACCATTTATTCATACTTTTCTTATACTAGGTTAAGAGCCTTCAGTAACTCGTACTGGAAGGCTGAAGTGATCTCATCTTCCCACACATGGTAGTCAGTGTTTTTCCCCAACTCACTACCTCTTAGGCTAAGGACATAGACATCTCGTGTCTGAATCTCTTCGGTCGGCTCTTGGTCACGGGGTAAATCCACAAGTTCCACGCCTTTACGAATCATATATCCCCCCGCATATACGGAGCCGTGTTCATCAATCTTCTCGAGATTAACTTTAAGACCCTCAATATATGCTTTTACGACTGCTCTCTCTGTTCGGCGGTAGCACTCTGTAGCTATATATATCGCTTTCTCTTCGCTGGATGCGGAGAACTTCCGAAATGACCAGCCAACCTCTATTATCCACGTTCGCTCTTCGCCCATGGTTCGGAGCGAAGCCAGACCCATTGGAGTTAAGGCGAGCAAATGGCATCCGTTTTCATCTTCGGTGCGGGTGGGATCCCAGCTCTCCCACAATTCGCCGTGGGAGAGCTGCTGTGTGAGAGTGTACGTCATACTTCGACCATCGATAGGGGGATGTTCACCCACTTGCCCTTCTCGTCCTTCTCTTCAGCACGGATGAAGACACGCGTCCACTCGGATAAGAAGGCTTCCTTAATGATGGTCACGCCTCGTGCAAAGCGTGGGTCTGCCACCATTTCGACATACTTATCAAGCTGGATGACGTTCTCCGCCTGAAGCTGACCGCGGCCATCACGCGAGAGTAGGTCGAGGATGATGCGCACGAGCTTCTGCGACTTCTCTCCATCAGCCATCGACGCGAGTGACTCTTCGATGAGGGAGATACCAGCGTCTGCCGTTGCGTCATAGGAGACCTTTTTATATTTCCCAATCGTGATGCGCTGATTAGCCTCCTCATTTCGTAAGGTGTGCTGCCCCTGCTCTTTCCCCCCGATGAGGGAGATTTTAAGTTCCAGAAGCGAGCTGAATGTGGAGAGGACACGCATCTTCGCACACTTGAGAGCTTCACTCGCCGCCTTCAGATCTCCGAATGTCTCGGATACTGCCTGCGCGGAGAGACGACGGAAGTCCTCGCGTTCACTCTTGGCGCGCTGCTCTTCTGCGCGTGCTTGCTCTTGCTCTTTAAGACGCTGGTACTCGGCCAGCTGCTCTTCGGTGATAGCCACCGTCTTGTTTTCTTGTTGTTCCATCTTACTTATTGCATGATTTTAATGAGTGATTCTACTCCGTCGCGGTAGCGCTTGTCCATGCGCTGTCGCACCGCTTCGATCTTCCATCCGAGCGCGTTATAGCGACTTCGCTCAGCTGGCGTCGCCGTGTCGGCTCGTATTCGCTTGAGGAGCTCGTCTCGCTCCTGCTCGTACATCTCGATATCCTGCTGGTAGGACTGCTCAAGATGACGCTTGGCAGCCTTGTCTATTCGTCCCATGTGTCATTAGTTAGGTAGTTGTCCTTTGGTCATCTCGGCACCTAACGCTGCCCTGCGCTGTTCGTAGTCCTTCAACTCCGCCTTATTACGTATCGACAGCATCTTCACTCGGAGTGACTTCAGCTCGGGGATAGTGAGGTATCGGAAGGGCTTACCTGCGATACGAGCGTTGCAACAAAAGCGGTCAACAGCATCCCAGTCGGTGGTGTCTATTCCATAGAGCTGGAATTGCTTTAGCACCGCCGAGCGGGCCTTCTTCTTCTCCTCGAGGTTCTCTACCTGCTGGCGAAGCTGTCGGATCATCAGCGAGTACTCGCGCTCGCTCATCTCCTTAAGGGAGGCTGTACGCCCGTTCGTCCACTGCAGGACGAGGTCTTCCTTTGAGGCCCCTGGCATAGACTTCAAGAGAGCGTAGAATGTAGCGTAGTTAGTGCGTGCCATTACTCCTCTCCCGTCTGATTATCCAACTGCTCCTGGATCTCTTGATGGAGTACCTCATTCTGCTGACGCAGCTTATTGATTTCCTCCTCCTTTTTATCCAGCGTCTCGTCGTCCAGCTCGTTCATCGACTTCAATAGCTGGCAGAACAGCAAGCTTCGTGAGAGATCTATCTTAAGAGCGTCTTTCTCCGCTTGAAGCCTTTTGATCTCCTCACTGCGCGGATGCACGGATAGTAGATTCGTGAGGAGTAGAGTGACTAGCCCAACAAGGGCGCCAACCATTACATAGGTCATAATTCTTATTGATTTAGTTAGTATTGATTTCGCATTCGGTTTCTGTTTCTAAGCCCCAGTACTTTACTTCTGCCTCTGGCCATACCGAAAAGTGCTTACCAGCCTCGGGTATGAATCGCCCCTTACAGATGGCGCGGTAGCCCTGCACGAGTATTTTCATATCAGCGTCGTACTGCACCTTGGTAGCTGTCGATCCGTAGGGCTTATCCCCGTCGGCGTGTGAGATGAAGATGAATAGCTTCTTGGGGTGCGCCTCCTTAAGGCGCTTGTAGTCGTTGTAGTTGAGGCCTGTGTATTGGAGGCTATCGATGATAATGAAGTCAGGGCTGCGCTGCTTCTTCAGGCGTATGTTGAGGTCTTCCATACTCTCACGGTCAAGGATTAGGAAGCGCCCGTCGACATCGCCCATCTGGCACCGCTCCATATTCTCTTGAAAGGAGAGCCCGATAGACTCCTCAAGGGAGTTGTAGGCGACCTTGCCGTACTTGCAGAGTTCTCGAGCGAGCTGCATCGCAAAGGAGCTCTTTCCGTTTGCCGATTGTCCCCAGATGAGCCACACCCCCGCCCTTCCAGGCTCGCCGAAGGCTTCCCTCCAGCGCCCCTCGAAGGGGATCGAAGGGACTTTCTTTGCCAGCACCTCGCTGGCGGAGTATGCTCGTGCCATCTTACGCCCCCGCTTGCAGTTTCAGCTTCTCGATCTCCGTGTAGACCTTTCTGAGCCCGCCCGACTTTCGGGCGAGACTGACGGCATCGACCCCCTCGGGGGCGTTGAGCTTGGCGCCCCCCACCGCCCGCCTCC